TGTGTGCTAAATGTTTATTTAAATTACTAATACTTTTTCTAACTTGTTCAGTAAGTTCAGTTATTCCATCGCTTATATCTTCTAGTACAGTTATAATACCTGCGGAACCATCAAGAGTTGCGGTTGCTGCCCCACCACCTATACCTCCAAATGTTGCTGTAGGAGTGGAAGATTTTATTGGCGTTAATGCACCTAACCCACCATTAGATTTACCATTAGCTTTAGGACCCTTAACCATTTTATTGGTATCTGGATCATGCCACCTCATTGTATCTTCTCTAAAAATAGGTTCTGCCATTTACTTTTTGCCTTTACTTGTTCCTGCATATAACCCGAACCATGCTGCCCCAGCACCAACTACAATTGATACTAAACCAGACTGTTCGAAGGTCGGTGTTGGTAAATTCATAAACCATATGGTTACTTTGTATAGTAGATAGATGTAAACTGATAAGAATAATCTAGGAAATATACGCCATTGGTCTACTGCATGAGCAAGGTCGATTAAACCTTGATATCTATTTTTACTAGAATCAACAGTAGATGTGTCTATCTCTAACTCTAGATTTACTTTTTTAGTTTCTGTTTCAGCCATTTTATCTTCTCTCTGCTTCCCTTTGTTTTTGTTTTTCGTTTTGTTCTTTTATCCATGTTATCAACATATCAACATATATATCCCTTTCCCAAGGCATCATATTTTCAATCTCTGTCAAAGAGTATTTATGATGTTGCATTAGAGAAAAAGTAACTTCAAAATAATTCTCTAAATTATTGTGAGAAAGGGCTATGCGAAAAAATCGTTTAGTCCTTCCAATGTAATATCACTACTCTTTTTCGTCTTAGGATTCTTTACCTTAATTGTATGTTTCAATTTAGGCATAGTATCAAAAAACTCTTGTACTCGTTTGAATTGGCCTGTATTCATTGATTCAATAAATTCAGTCAACTCTTTTTTAGTTTGGTCTTTTGCTTGATAGACCTTTTCACCTTTTTCTTCGTATATCTGTAATATACAGCTACCGACTACTTCTAACATATTTGTAGCATTAATAGTTTGAATACCTGAGCCAGTAAATGAATCAATAGTAGGGTATGTCATAATCAGTCCCATTTCATCTGTTAATTCAATTTTGTTAGTGTGGTTTGGACCAACTTGCACTTCGACCTTTGATAAATCAACTTCAGCATCAGCGTAAGTTTGTTTATCATCTGGACATAGTAGTTTCAATTTAGAAATCTCACCAACAGATTTAGCTCTAATATTTAAAAAGATATACTCTACATCAAACATAGGTATATTTGCTATGTCTAATTTATTAAAAGTACATTCTTGTACAATGTCTTTTACCGCTGTAACAATTTGAGCGTTGTCTTTACTCTCCATTGCTATCATCAGTATTTTTTCTTCTTTGACCAAGAACGGACGATATTTTATTTTCTCGTCTGTACTAGGTACTTCCAACTCATATGTTGGAGTGTTCAGTTTTGGTAATGCCATAATTTATTCTCCTTTATTATATAAAATTATGTAAATGGTGGGAATATCTTCCCTTTAAACAGTTTTCCTATTGGAACCTGTCGTTTAGCAGAATTGAATACTTCTCTTCCTGCTCTTTGTAACTCGACAGGTAACCTGCCGAATAATCCTGTGTCTGGACTCTTAATATCATGTATAGTTTGCATTGAATCACCGTAAGTCATTCCTGCAATATGGTCCGTTGTAAGATTGTACCATTGTTTATAAGCAAATCCTACATTTATTTTTACTATTTGATTTGATGAACCATAGTTATATTCTACAGCACTTATTGTTTGAGGATAGATTTCTACTGCTTCTACACCATAAGTTGGTACATCCCTATCACCCTCTCCGTCTAATGAACCTAATTGGTAGATGTGCATTTTACCTGTATAGTCATCATAATATTTTGCTTCGTGTGTTTGATTATTGACACACATTTTCATCCACAATTCCATAACTTGTCGTTCTCTTAAATATTTGTCTGCATAGAAAGAAGCATTTATCATACCTGCATATTTATGGCCAACAACCATATCAGTTTCAGGTTCGTTGCCAAATTGTTTCTTTTGTGTATCTAAATCTTTACCTGGCATAGATACAGTATCACAATGAATATTTAATTGTCGTCCCATCATTACTACTAAATTTTGCATAGTAGCAGCGTCAGGATAAACTGCTTCAGCACCACCTTTTTGTCCAGGTGCTGTTGTTGCATTTGTTTTTTGTCCTGCTAATTCAGCCAAACTTGAAGGAAGGAATAACTTAATAGCAAATCTTGCTGGTCTAGCATATCCTTCTGCCTTTGCCATAGCAGCACGAAAACGACCAATAGTGTTTTCTGTATTTGCTCTTTGTTTTAGTCTAGGGTCTCTATCAACATTATCAAGACTTTTATCTCTAGGAAATCCTACTCTTATATCAAATGGACCTACTCGTTTACCTGCTCTAAAAATAGCCATTAATATGGTCTCCCTTTCTTCCATCTTGCGACTGGTAGAAATATTGCAATAGCCATTTCATCTGGTGTTATGTTTAAAAATGATGTTCTCACTTGACTATACAAATAATGTTTAATTGTTTTTTCATAATATCTTCCTGATAACTCGCCAATATTATATCTTGTATTTTTATCATATCTAGAATTAGTAGCAAATTTTGATAGTTGTCTTAAAAAGTTTACTCTAGCACCTGGTTGTAAATAGTGAAAATTAATACCATAGAAACCGCCTTTAGCAAAATCAATAGGAAATATCAATGGGAACCTATCATAATATGGTAGTGTCGCTTTATGTTTAGGGTCATAACCAAATAAATTCATAATACCATATTTAGGTGCCACAGTTGCTTTTCCTTGATTGATTAAACTTCTAGCACCTGGCTGTCTTACCATTGATTGTACTTGTTTCTTGTACCAATCATATGATTTGGGACCAGTTGTTGTGTCTAGTATTTTATCGAATACAGTTGCCATACTACTATTTATATTGGTTTATAGATAGTAATTAACTCTTCCTTACCTTTTACTTTGATTTTATCTACTTCTACTGACTTGATATTTTTAAGTTTTTCGTATGTAAATGAAGGGTATAATAAAGGCGTAACCTTACCATTCTCGTCTTTGTAGTTTCTGGTTGCAGCTTCTAATCTTGCAGCCAGATTTACAGCGTCTCCAATTACTGAATAATCTAATCTCATTTCACTACCCATATTACCCACAATACAAGTACCCGTGTTCACACCTGAGCCAATATTGATATCTGGTAGTCCTTTTGCTTTAAACTCCTTTTTAATTTTGTCTGTTTCTTCAGCACACTCGATAGCAGTTTTGACTGCCATTTCTGCATGATTCTCACAATCAAGTGGTGCATTCCAAAACGCCATAATACAATCACCCATATACTTGTCAATTGTACCACCATTCTTTAATACTATTATACTCATACGGTTTAGATAGTCATTGATAACTTCAACTAATCCTTCTGGATCATCTTTGTTTTTATAGTATTCTGAAATAGGTGTAAACCCTACAATGTCCATAAACAAGAAACTCATTTCTTTTCGTTCACCACCAAGTTTTAATTTACTTGGGTCTTTCACCAATATGGCTACTTGTCTTGGGTCTAGGTACTTCTCAAATTGTTTTCTAATTTGTTGTTTAAGTCTAAACTCTAATATAAATCTTAAAAATGTAGAATGAAATCCTACTACAAATGCTGTTAATAATATCCATGTGATATCAAATAAGACTAGACTTTCAAATGCTACTGTTGTATAGTTGAGACCAATAAATGTACCTGCACCAAGTAATAATGCAATAGACCAATAAGGTGTAAATCTACAAACAACTACTATAACACATCCTACGAAAAATGCAAGCATTAATTCAAGTAAATTATCAAATCTTTTTATTGTCTCACCATCTAATATTGTTTGTAGTGAATTAGCACTTATTACATAGTCATACTTCTCACCTTGTGGTGTTGCCACTATACTAGATGTTCCCTCTGCTGTCAAGGCAATAATTACAGTAGTTCCTGCAGCTGCGGAAAAGTCTTGACTTGCTGCTGATATTGTGTTAAACTCTTTATTCCATCTTAACCATATTCTAGCATTAGCGTCTGTGTTGATTGTTGCATAAGCAGGCACTCTCATAGCAGTTACACCAAAATTATCTGCCTTAACTTGATAACTAGGGTCGCCTACTGCAACTCGTATTGTTTCAATTGCCATGTTAGGATAAACTTCTTCACCTATCTTCATAAGAAGTGGCACTCGTCTCACAACACCATCTATCTCTGGTGCTGTATTGATTACACCTACACCTTGGGTACACTTCGCAAGTTCTGGTAATGGACCTAACATACCATTCCATTCAAATAAAAAGTTTAATGGATTACCTATCTTTGCAACTCCTCTTGGTACAGGATTAGATGTTCTCTTTTGTGATGTACCTACTTGAGCAATAACTGTACCATAACCTAACTTTTCACAAAACTCCCAATCACCACCAAACCTATCTGGTTCAGTAAATAATATAGGCATGACTATAATACCAGTTTCTGCCTGTCTTAAATTTACAATTAAATCTGCTAGTGTATCTCTTGGCCATGGCCATTGACCATACTTTTCAATTGCTTCTTCATCTATTGTTATGATTGTTATATCTTTTGATGGTGTCTTTTCTTCATTTGCTAAAAGATAGTCAAATGATTTAAGTCTTAAAATT